CGCGCATAAATCCTTTTATAGGGAAGCGACTTCCCCTCCAACTTACTCTTTAGGGAGTAAGCAGAGCATCAGCCACGGGCAGATTACCCGTAACTGAGACCTCTGAGATCCAGCGAACTTTCGTCCGCCAGCTACCCTCCGAAACGTTAGAACCTCTTCCCAAAGGATCAGGGTTGAAGTTCAGCGCGGATAACCCAAGGACTTCTGAAGGGCTAAGTTTCGCACCTAACTCATGAAGAGTGAGGGGCGTCACAAATTCGCCATCATCAGTCGGGATATTTCGCGACATCGCGCGACGGAGCTTATACGCGTACATTGCGTCCTCTCGCCCCCCGATAATTCGGGGGACGAAGTCGTAAACATGGCACCTAAAGCCATGATTCACGTCTAGTGAAAACTCACTAAGGGGTCGCAAGAATCCGCCATCCTCAGAGACCCCATAAGGGACTCTAGGGAATGGCCTGTGAGGCCACATTTCTGTGAGCTCACGGAGAGCCTTGACGAAGAGGAACCACTTCTCCTCACCAGGGATTCGGAAAGCCAACCGAACTAGCCGGTTGTGTGCACGTATAATTTCAGAAGGATGTGACAACACTTCCTTCTGGTACACGGGCGTAACATCGATGCCCTTGTGGTAATGTTTTCCACAGGACTCGAAGAAGTACCCGTCCTTAAATGACTTCTTCTCGTTAACCGAGAAACCCGCGACCTGTAATATCTCTACTACAGAATCGTAGGCAACTCGGGGAACGATAATGTCGTCACCATAGACGGATATACGCGAGTGTACACTGCCAGAGACCTCATCAACGGAGCTCGCAAGAGCCCAGAAGATTAAGGTCTCAAGCTCGAAACAGAAAGCGTTGCCCATGGACGCGAACTTCTCAGTCCGCACCCATTCTCCATTCTTTCCTCCAAGATAAGTTTCGGGGGATCGAAGGGAGTCAAGGAACATCGCCCAGTCGAGCGGCAGCAAGTGGTAGACTAACTCAGAAGCTATGGAGTCAGACGCGGCACTCAAATCGAGTGTCGACAACCCGTCCCTATACGCGTCCCGCGCAAGAGACTGGTTGATAGACTGATCGTCTAGATTGACCCCAAACCGCTTTAACCTGCGTCGCAAATAGCTGTGGACACCCTGCTGGAGAAAACCATTTCCAGTAGGCTCTGCAGCTATACAGCGATCGGTCTTAGCGGACTTCGGTACCGTGAGGAACCGACTCCCCCTAACTACAGTCACGCAGTTAGGAAGAAGGCAGAACTGCCCCCAAGGCAACTGGCCTAGGAAACAGAACGCCCAGTGCGGATCACTCTCCACTACGCTCCTTAAATACGGGAGCGCAGCGGCGGTAACGGAGATTGCTCTGGAGATCTTTTTATCGGGCGTAGCTACATCACGCTTTAAGTCGTAAGTAGCACCCGGACCCCATTTGCATCCGTCCAGTACTAAAGGGACATTAAGGGTCCCGAGAACCGCGGCAATTTTACGTTGCGCCCTGAAAAGGGCAGCTTCAACGCGACCAGTAAATGGTCGGTGCCGTAGTCCTCGGAACCGCAAATTAGTCTCTCTACACTGAACCTCGGAAGATCTCCATCTCCCGAGCGCGACTTCTTTGGGATCGACAGGGACCTTCAACCCCTTATACTTTGACAAGTATTCGGTGATGAAGTAATCCAATCGAAACTCCTCAGTGTCGCAGTTTGCAACAGCCGGCAACGGCAGGTCGAGAAGACCTGCCTGGTCGTACTTAAAGCACAACCAGACGGCTAAGGACCTTGGAGTATCTATGCGTTCGCAAAGAGTCAGAACAACCGACTCCAGCGCATCACTGCGTTTGCGTAACATGGAAGCTCCTATGAAGTTAGAACGGTTTGATCAACGACTCAACGAGCGACACCACTTGGGTGTCATTCATCAGGTTATAGATCATCTTGCGAAGATCTTTACGATCCTGCAAGTTACCCCGTTCAGGCAGCACGAACTCCACGAAAACGCGGGGAACGTACGCCACGGTCGGAGCCGGTGTGAGCCCAAGACTATTGTTGCCAAGAGTCTCGAGCACAGGCCGGTGAAGACCCAACTTCGCACGGAGGGTACGCTGGGACGAGGACTGACCAGGCTGCACGTTATTGGACGGGCGCTTCAGCTCAATGCTGATGCGTCCGTTACCAATAGGCGACAGCGTGGACGGGTCTTCAAACCAGAGCACACCTTCGGCATCAGGTCCAAGGGGAACAAACGTATGGTTCGCAGGGGTCGCCTGCGCATCTGCCAGTACAATGTTGGCAATTGCCATGAGTTACCTCATTTAAATGTCGTATTCTATACGACGTGAGTTGACGTCACTTAAGCAGTTGCCTAAGTAACGAGGCCCCCGAGAGTAATCTCGAGGAACCCATGTCCACCTTAAAGGTGGGCCTGTGTGGCATAGGGTACGATGTAAGCATGTCCCTTGTAAACCTCGTGTGGTGCGACCAGCGTGAAGCCTCGCGCAGGAGACAATTCACTCGACCAAAGATACCTTCTCTCGGGTCACGTGATGCCTTTCCCTGCGCGTCAGCCTCAACTCGCCGAACCGTCAAGGTAGAGACATACCCGCCGACGAAACGTGAGTTGTACAACAACCCAGTCTCTAAATTCCGGAGGTACGAACCTACATCATAGAACCAATCAATAACGAATGAGTATGGCATAAGCTCATAGGCTATGCTTACGGGATTAAGACTCGTCCATCTTGCGATGTCCGTGTCATCCCGAGTGCGCAGCTTAACGCAAATGGTCACACTCTGTTTATTCAACCCTGTCAAGACTGCCAGAGTTGTATCGTTATTACCGCTGATCGGCTCGACGGAGACTTGAATGCCTCCGCCCACCTCTCGGCTGAAACCAGCACGACCTTTGAGTTTCTCAACGGTATTGAAAACAATCCGTTGACGCTCATCGAGGACGCCAAAAACGTCCCCTAGGAGCGGTTTCCACCCATAGGTCCACTGAAGCCAGCCGTTCGCAGCACCTGCACTACCATCTCGAACCCACTCGCGTAGGTTCTTGGGGGTAAATCGCTTCTTCACGTAATTACGCCAATTTCTGGCGTGATTCAGTGTTTTAGCGACCGAAGCAATCATTCGCTTCGTTTGCCCGCCTTCAGCTAGTGAAACTGAAAGGTCAAGGCTACCTCGCACTTTTGCGTTTAACCGCTCGAGTGCCTGGTTGTACAGCATCGAAGTCTCAAGATCAGGTAGTGGAATTGATGACCCATTTAAAGCACCGGACGATTCAGTCCAGACTTCGTTTGGGTAATCAGGGTTCCATGATCGACCGTTACCCCTCCAGCCGTCATAGGCGGTTATCTCGTAGTACCATGGGTGATCTTCATTACGTGCGCCACGAATCAGGGGGCCCGGATTAACTGTCCG